CTGTTTCTAACACGTTAGCAACTCAAGCTGACTTAAACGAAACTTCATTAGAGCAAGCAATGATTGACATTGCAGCGCTTACTGATGAGAGAGGTTTAAAAATTGCTGCAAGAGGATTAAAAATGATTATTCCTTCTGAGCTTCAATTTACAGCTGAAAGACTCATGAAAACTGAGAACAGAGTTGGAACTGCTGATAATGATATCAATGCAATCAGATCAATGGGAATGGTTCCACAAGGTTTTGTGGTTAACAATTTCTTAACTGATACTGATGCGTTCTACATCATTACAGATGTGCCTAATGGAATGAAGTACTTTGAAAGAGCACCTATCACTACTAAGATGGAAGGTGACTTTGACACAGGAAACATGAGATACAAAGCTAGAGAAAGATACTCATTTGGTGTATCTGACTTTAGAGGTATCTTTGCTTCTGAAGGTGCTTAATTCTAAGCATTAATTTTTTAAAAGGGGGCTTTCGAGCCCCCTTTTTTTATGCTAGAAAGAAAAACTATGTCACGAAAATATTTAATAAAAATATATACAAAAACACTTTTAACTAATTTTAAAATTGAAGTTGAGAAAGAGATAAATACCCTTGAAGAGCTACACCCTCATATCATTGACTTTCTAGGAAAATCTGATATCAATTGGGAAAGAAATCATATGGAGTATGCAAGTACTGGAAATGATTTTTATATAACCTATGAGGAGGTTAATGATGGCTCAGGACAACATGGTATTGTTCGCAAAGAAACTGAAGCTCGAGTCTAGATGGAACGAGTTGTTTCTTGAAAACAAAGGACAAATAACACCTGAAATGTCTGTTCTTGGTGATGAGATCAAAATAGTAATTAGATCTATTATCAGGCAACAGGAAGAACAAGTCCACAGTAATCCTAAAGATGGTGAGATTCATCTTTACGCTGGTTAATTAGGACTAGTATATCGTTGAAATATGTCTTTCTTCGTAGGGATTTCTTGCACTTTTTAATAATTTCATATATAAATTAATCACTATACAAATTAAATTAGAGCATAGACGCGTATAGTCGACGGCCTAGAGACTATGTTCAATAACTAGGAGGATATAATTATGGCGAATACTACATTTACAGGACCGGTCCGATCGGAAAACGGTTTTGAATCAATTAGTAAAAACACAACAACTGGTGCAATTACTGTAGGAAGTTAAAATCATTACAATGATTGTTGACGGTGGTAACGGAACTCTTACTCCGACAACTCTTGCAGGTGGTACTACAATCACTTTCAATGACGTTGGAGATGGTGTTGTTCTTGTTTATGGCACAGCTGGTTGGGTTGTTGTAGGAAACAACGGCGCAACAATAGCGTAATAAATAATTAGTGTGGGCCTTCGGGCCCACATAAATTTTAAGGAGATTAAAATATGAAATCAGATGTAAAAGCAGTAAGAGTTACAGCTACTGGTGCAGTATTTGCAGGAAGAACAAGATTAAGAGGATTAATTCTTGCTTCTGATGCAGGTGGAGCAGGAACTATAGTCTTACAAGACAATACTGATAGTACGACTTTGTTTCAAGGGGATTGTCCAAATGGTGATGTCTTTGCATTTAATATTCCAGAGGATGGTGTACTCTTTCCAGGTGGAATGAAAGTTTCTACTATTACAAATATTGCAGCAGCGACTTTATTAATAGATAAGTAGGGGGTTAGATGGCTAACGCTACTTCGGGAACAACAGTATTTGATAAGAATTTTCAGATTGATGAGATTATAGAAGAGTCTTATGAAAGAATCGGGTTGCAGCCTACTTCAGGTTATGATATTAAAACTGCGCGACGTTCCTTAAATATCTTGTTTCAAGAATGGGCAAACCGAGGTTTGCACTATTGGGAAGTTGCAAACAATTCAATAACTTTAGTAAATGGTAAAGCAACTTATACAATGTTTAGATCAACATCT